TCAACATCTTTCATACCTGATACAACTTCTTTTCTTTCATCGAAGTTCATAAAGTATTTGCCTTTCTTACGAACTAACCACTCATCTGAGTTGAGTGCAACACATAATGGACTTGGTGGGTCAACCTTCTTTGCTTCACGAATATACTTAACGTGACCACCATGAATTGGGTCAAATCCACCTGAGATTAAAATAATTCTGTTCATCGTGTAATAACTGTAGTAGCTGCTTCGCCTTTGTTGAATATAGTATCAACAACTGCTTCAACCTTTCTTGCAGTAGTGATACCAACGTTAGAGTAAACAGGCACACATACAAGACCAAATACTTTGTCCTCTGCACCTTTACGAATGACTCTACCGATTGTTTGACTTATGCCTATGTAGTCCATATTACGCATAAACAATACTGCTTCAAGACCATTAACGTTGATACCCTCTGAGAGTATGCTGTGATGTAGAACTACAAATCTTTTAGTATAGTCTCTACCCCACTTATTAAGTGTATCAAAAAATTCTTCTCTTGTCACTTTCTCTCCATCAATCATCGCACCTGTCTTAGATGTAATCATCATCCAACTATATCCTCTGTGTGCAAGTTCACTTACAAACTCTGTCCTTGATATAAGACTTACAATTTGCTTGGTTGACTTGGCACATATTAATACTTTGTCCTTACGAATATTGTCAATCGCATTTATCATTTGCTCACAATCTCTATCAGCGACCAACTCATCTTTCTTGAGTATTCTTGACTTATATACTTCAACCTTTGGTGGTAGTATGTGACCCGCCCTGACAAGTGTTGGTGCAGGTACTTGGCATATCACATTACCATAAGTCCTAACGTGATTCATACCTGCTTTCTCTCTGGTACGACTATGCTTTGGTGTCGCAGTAAAGAAGTAGCATCTGTGTGCATACTGAGAGAAATAATCAGTCGCAGGGAAAAAGTTTTTCTGTACTGAGTTGTGTGCTTCATCAAAGTAGATAGTATCAACATCAACACCACTCTCCTGTATTCTGTGTAGTGAATGATAAGTTGTGAACATCATCTTATGACCAGTACAACTCTCAACAAATTCCTGTATCTCAAATGGTTTAGTGGTATTGAACATACCATCAACTTTACCACTATGAACGTGCATATAAGAAATAGAAGTGCTAAAGTTAACATCAAGTATTTCAATAAACTCTCTACATAATTGCTCTGCAAGAAGTATGCGAGGTGCAACTACAACAAATGTTTTCTCATAATCACAATCAGTAATCTCACGAATCACATCGTGTATCATACACATCGTCTTACCACCACCAGTAGGAACTATGACCTGTCCTAAATCATTATCTGCCATAGATTGTAGTGCTTCAGTTTGATGAGGTCTTAATTGCATAATTTCCTTTCGATGTACTTATTATAGCATAAAAAAACCCCCTGTACAGTGGGTTGTGACAGTTTCAACTGTGTCTTAAGTTTTAAGTTCTACTTTGCAACATCCCCCAAGTTGTGAGTATATATTTGTCCTGTCCTATTGGTGGATTACCTCGATGTACATGAGTGAACCCTGCTGGCCAAATCACCACTGTTCCCTCAACTGCATTTATTCTTTTATTTTGATATAAGAACTCAGTTTCACCACCATTCTCGATTGTATTAAGATATGCTTGCACAACGAATCTTCTCGTAGCAACATTAAATGAAGCATTTTCATAATGCCACGAATGAAATCCACCACCAATTGGTATTCTTTTTGCTTTTACATCAAATAATAAAAATTTTGCCTTTCCTAGAACACTATAGTCCTCTAGATAATTATCAACACAATTTTTTATTGAAGGTAAAAAAGATCTTGCTAATTTATCAGATGATGGAAGATCATAACCATCATGATTTCTAAAATTAAGAGTCTCATGATCTCGATTATGAAGTTTATCTTCTTCTTGTAATAAAATTCCCTCTTCTCTTAAATTATCAATATATTCTATCCAACTCTTACAATACTCGGATGGTAATGCATTTTCATAAATCGAAATAAAATCAGTAAGCATAATAATTTAATAGTTGTAATTTAAATAAGTGTGTTAATCAGTCAATAGCACCAACCCCAATACCTCCACTCTCACTACCAATAAGTGTGCTGCCAGCTTGAACAGAAGCGTTAGTATAATATATAGACTTACCATTATTACCTGCTGCACCTCCAGAGCCAGGATTTCCATATCCTCTTGGCCATCGAATTCCTGTTAAACCTGCTTGTGCAGGATCATTAGCATCACCACCATTTCCACCTTTTCCACCTCTTGCTACGAGACCGCAGTACTGTGTAGGAGTTTGTACGAAATCTTCACTTAAAGTGCAACCAGCACCATCTTGATTAAGATAACCAGTATTATTAGGACCATATACCATTTGAGTTATACTTCCACCAGTACCACCTGAATCTTCAGTGCCACCAGTACCTGCTTGCCCATCATATTGTGCCCAATTACTACCAGGTTCAAAACTGCCAGTACCATTAATACCACCAGCACCAGCGGGAAGACCTGCTCCTCCTCCACCACCAGAACCTGACCTTCCAAAGTCTGTATCACTATCATTTGGATCAGTGGCAACACCGCTTCCACCACCTCCACCACCAAATCCACATCTTAATATACCATTATTATTAATTGTTGCTGGATATTCAACACCTAATGCACTTGTACCATTCCCACCTGGAGAAGCATTAGAATTTAAATTATAAGGTGATGGATTTCCACCATTTCCTCCAGCACCAAGAATTTTTCCATTTGTTCCAATTTCTACTTGCAGTTCTGTACCAGGTGGCCAAACCCCCGTTCTAAGTGCGACATCAGACATATTTCCATCTTTATTACCACCAAGTGTTTTATTCACATTTATGAATATTCTTTTACCACCTTGCCATGCGTTTAATGCAGGTCTTGTTCTAAATCCACCTACAACTGTTACTTTACTAGATTGATTATCATATCTCCAAGTTGCACGCATAGTATTTGCACCTACTGTTTGCTTTACTTCTGTGCCACCACTATAGTAATCAACTACCATATTTAATTTTTTACCATAAAAATCACTAAATTTTATCTCACCTGATGTTGGTATACCATCATCTAGTGGTAAATTAGATAAAGTACCAACGTTTTTATTTTGAAAATTTGAATCACTTGATCGATAACTACCTAAACTTCTGGTTATGGTGCTTCCAAATTCTGATTCAATATCATTCAAAAAACTTAACGATCCAGTTGATTTAATGGTCATCTTCCGTACACTCCTCTTGGAAATAGTAATCCACGATGTGGTCTTCTTCCTCTCAGGTCTCCTCTTTGTGATTGTGGAGAACCAGAGGGAGTTGCAAAATCAGTTATATTATAATTAACAGGTGAACCAGAGCCACTTTGCGCTCTTACTAGTGAAGAAAATGTCGCTGAAAAAGCACTTGATAATGCTGACTTTTTTGTTGAATCAGTTCCACTGACAACAGATCCCACTATCCCATGATTAGAATAAATGCCTGTTGTACCATTAATAATAATATTCTGAGTTGCCATTAGGTTGTCCTCGCTAAGAATAACATACCAATTGTTGTTCCACTGCTATTACCGTCTAATCCAGTTTGTTGTTGTTCATATGACGCAAGAATGATTTCATAAATTTCGGATCCACTGATAGTCACAGTGTCACCAGTTCTGAAGTAAACTTGATCTGGTGTAGTTGCCACTTGCAACATTGCAAAATCATCTGGTAAATAATAAGGAACTGGCATAATACCATTAGCAACTGGAATACCTTTTATAGGTTTATAAAAATTAGCAGAAGAATTTACAGATTTGTTTTTATGTTGGTCAAATGTAGCATCCCTATAATATGTTATCACACTATCATAATTATGATAGTTTTCGGTATTAATATTATTAACAAAATCTGTTGTAAAATTTCTAATACTACCAGAATTTGTTGAATTTCTCAAATAACCATATGATGCTGCTCTTGCTTTTGAACCTTGACCTGCTGGTTCATTCTTACCAAAAGAATGAGCTTCATATTGAGTGCCACCATAGCTCATTCCAATACCTCTTGTTAAAGTATAAAAATGTAAGAGAGAATCTTGAAATACGTAATCTAAATCATAGATACCACTACCGTGTTGTGTTCCTCTGGATATACTGAAAGTTGCAAATGGAACAAAATTATTATCTATGGTTTGTACAAATTGAATCACAGCAAAATCAGGATCAGCATTATCCCTGTAAATATTAATTTGTAGTTTATAATTCGTAGGTGTATTACTATTTGCATAAGTTAATATACGATAACTGTCGGTGTAATTTGTTCGTCTACTGACAAAATCATTACCTTCCTGATAATCTAGTCCTTGCAATCCATTATATCTACCAAATTCAATTGTGGCATCCGAAGTGCTGGTGCTATGAATTCCTTTATGATTAATAAATCTCCATCCAGAACCACTGGTTACAACCATTTCATAATTATTTGACTCTCTCATTCCAAAACCATAATAAGTTGTACCAAATGTTTTACCAGCATCATGGATTACTTTAGCAATAGCAAACTTACCACTGGTGCTTTTTTGATAAAAATTAGCACCAGCACCAAGATTTGTAACCTTTATTGAGGGTATACCATTAGTTCCATTAGTATGAGGAGTGTTAGTACCAAAGGTCAAATCATTTGCTGGTGATGCTCCACCAATCGCAGTCCCTAAAATAGTAAATGAATCTGCATCACTCCAACCAGATCCAATACTATGAATAGTAATACCACTTATTGTTGCACCCGTGGTAGAACCATAAGGATTTCTATAAACTCTTAATTTTAATTCACTCCTACCACCACTTTGGGGAACAGTATACTTCCAATAGGGTCTGTAGCCAGTATTATTTGTTATAATGCTTGGTAGAATAACAATCTCTCCTTTCATATTAGGGTTTGTACTATTAACATACATGTATTTGTGTATTCCGTATGAATCTGTAGTATCATCTAAATCTGTTCCTGTCTCTAATGGACCTCTGTCAGGAAAAATTGGTTCAGATTCAGTTTGAGGATAACCATCAGTGGTCCAGACTGTGTTTACTGTTCCATTCCCTGTTGGTGATGATTGTCGATAATGGTATGAAAGTAAGAGTTTACTAGCATCATATGAATTATGATTTCTTATCAAATTAAATGTACCACCTGCACCAGAAGCACCACTGCTATCAAAATAAAGTGTATCTCCCATTAGGACGTTGATTGTAAAAT